AGCTCCTGCCCCGTCAATCTTCGGCTCAACGCCTGCTCCTGCCCCAGCACCTGAACCCACGCCAGCTCCTGCTCCGTCAATCTTCGGCTCAACGCCTGCTCCTGCTCCGGCACCTGCTCCTACCCCGTCCATCTTCGGCTCAACACCAATTCCGTCAGTCCCTGCCCCGTCACCTGCTCCCCTACCACCACCTACACCAATTCCGACATCATTTGGACCAAGATCGGTATCCTATCCTAGTCCCGAGCATCGTCCGTCTTCTGTAATCTCTTCGCCGGCCCCGTCAGCAACGACTCCGTCATCACCGGCTCCTTCGGGAACTACCGCATTCGGTCCGATAGATAGAACCGGTTGCGTATCTTCTGTGGGCCAACAGCCTACATCAACAGGAACTCAGCCACCCAGCACCTCGTTCGGTCCAGTAAACAGGGATGGATGTGTATCTTCAGTAAATGGAACTATACCTGTTGATGTACCCCAGTCTGCTCCCCAGCCCGAAGTTTTCCGCGGTCACATTCTAGACCCTGAAGTCGCAGCGATTCCCCGTGTTCCCGACGATTCGCAGCAAGTTACAACTGTTGTCCAGCCTGAAATTCTAGCTCAGCAGCAACCTGTAATCGGATTCCAGCCCGAGATTCTAGCCGATGCTCAACAGCAACCCGTGCCTAGTCCCCAATCTGAAATTCTAGCTCAGCAACAACCGGTGACTGGTGTCCAGCCTGAAATTCTAAATGACCTGAATGCCCCAACTGGTCCTCGTCGTAACATATTATCCGAACAGAATGCTCAGACTGGTCCTCAGCGCAGAACATTTGGTCCGACTGGTCCTCAGCGCAGAACATTAACTCCAAAACAGCCTGTAACCGGTTCCCAGCGCCGATTTAGAACTGCTCGTCGTTCATACTTCTAACTGTTCTGACTGAAAACACTGATAAAACTTGACAGTTAACTGCTTTAAAAGCGACTCTATATACGTATTTGTTGATTCATGAGTACAAACACAGACGTCCTTTGTTCGTGTTGCGAGTAAAAGACGTATGATTTCATAATGGTCTTGTTTAGAGAAATCCTTCATACAAACGTGAACTCTATTGGTATTGTAAATTAACTTTTCACGCAGAATATCCATTACTTAATAGGACGTCAGTTTCTGCGTATATGGGTTCTCCTTGAAAGCAGAAAGAATATCGCTTGAGTTGCGCTGTACATTCACATCCTGCTGGAGAGGCTGATTGTAACGATAGGACCCAAGGTGTTCCGCACTAGAGACTACAACCTGCTGAGGCACATTCATGCGGGTCGCACCAGTCAGCATGCTGTCCATATCATACTTGTTCTGAACTGAATACTGCTCCGCACCAATTGAAGAACCTGTGCCAGACATACCAGCTGGACCCGGACGTCCTTCTGCCGTGAGACGCATAAACTCCTGATAGGGCTCCGTAAACGCGCGAATGTATGATGCGAATGTGCTATTACCAGGTGCAGCAGGGGCTGTCTGGACTTCGTATGTAGACTCGCGCGACTGTTCCTTCATGGGCTGACCAGTGTAAATACGAGGAGCTGTCTGAACACCCACAGCCGTATTCGCACGGTCCATACCAAGCAACTGGAAACGATCTGGTCTGTTCTTCTTCACATCAGCCTGAATACCGGGCTGGGTGATGATTGATGCGCCTTGAATCACAGGTTGCTCATATGACAACTTCTCCTTACCGACTACACGAATTTCATCCGTTGTCTTGGGCATGGCATATTCACGCATATCCGACTGGTTGAATCCACCTTTGGGGATGTTCGTGTATCCATCGTTAACACCAGGACCAACCTGAACCTGTTCAATAGGGAACACGTTATTCATGCGCTGACCAGTCGCCATGCGAGACTGCATAAAGTCAGTTTCCACCTGGTTACCAAATGGCTGTCCAACGCCGGGCTTCGCATCAAAGAATGACTTTACTTCGCGCTTCTGGAAGTATTCATTGCCAGCACCCGTGTGGCCATCTAGGATACCATTCGTAGCTCCCGAATACATAGACTGAGTCACATGCGAACCAAAAAAGGGAACCTCATTACTGTGTCCCTTCGCAGGATTCTCCTCAGGGCGGACTGGGCGTTCTTCTTCGGGTGTATAAGATGGGAGTTGAGGAAGACGCAGTTCAAATCCTTCCTTCTTGGTATCTTGGTTGGCTAAAACATAACCAACTGCACCTAGACCAACGAGTAGTGCTAGTTCAATCATCTTTGTATTTCAATCTTACTTTTTATTCCTATAACATACCCCACATAGACCATCCAGTCCGATTGAATGAATCAACCTTGATTTTTCCTGCGCCCTGTTTGAACTTGTTATATGCGTCCTTCTGTTCTTGACTATCTAAAGAAACTGGAATAGGGTACTTATTCTTATCACAGTTGGGCTTTATACCATAGCAGTTTACTCCGAACTTTGTCGCTGGGTCAAAGTATCCACCATTCACACCGGGACGACCACAACGTGTTCTCTTCTGACTATCTATCTCCTGCTGTAGTTTCTTCCAGGTTTCATCTTGTGTAGGAAATAGCGCCATACTTCCCATAGTCCATCCATATCCACACCACTCTGCTCCCCGCGAGAATGCTTCCTGGACCTGTTCGTAGGTTGCAAGTTCTGCGTTATACACGGCACAAACCGCAGGAGCCTCTTCGTATGTGTATTTGTTCCCGCTAATGAAAAATACTTCCTTCATTCCACCCGGTGATTTCGGTAGAGTATCCTTCTTGTATAAATCTGTAATGCCCGCAGGAACGACAGTTAAGTTCCATTCATCAAACTCCACAATTGGCTTCTCAACAATTTGAGAGACGTATACGGCAATAATGATGAGCGTTAGTGCTACTCCAACTGCCATAAAACTATACGTCAGTAAATACACAGAAACCACCAGAGCAAATGTTATGAGTAGGAACATATACTTTTCCATTATTCATCTAACCGATAATAAATCAATAGTCGCATATTAGAAGAGACAGGAAACTGCTTGAACCCATGCTTTTGCACTCGGTCATCATCTAATATGTACCAACATGATCCGGGAGGCATATCTCTCCCATAAGTCCACCAGTGTCCACCATTAAAACATACAACGGACGACAGCGCATACTTTCGCTTGTTGAGAACTAGAATGCTAGAGTAGTCAATCGTCGTATCCGAGAGAGGCGCATGAAACATAATAGATTTTGGAAAGGTGCCAATCAACTGCTGTCGAGTTCCTCCGATATTCTTACATGTCTCACATTTCCATGCTTCAAGATTATAAGGTTCTACTGTTTTTGCTATACACGTTGATAGGGGCACATGTTTTCCATCTACAGAATCGAGTGAAAACTCAATCACTGAATCATGTGTGGTGCTCTTTGCGTTGCAAGTATTACACTTCATAGTATGAGCTACTTTGAATCGGCAAATCTCATCTAGAAACGGAAGCTTATCGCAAAGATATTGAAAGAGTTCATGACTATCGCCAATACTTATCCCGGCAGGCATAGTATCTGTTCGAACCGCTTCGAAGAAATCGCGAAGTCCGTCTTCACCCTTTGATTTCCAAATACGTGCCAGACAGATATCTACGATGTTTGATTTATCTACCTTTCCCTCTGTATACCGAGTTTGAACATCTGGAATACGGAAGAATGCTTGAAGAGCTGCGTTTACCCAGCAGCTACCGCTGTAATTATGAAGTCCGAACATTATGATTATTAAATATTCAATTACCTATGAAATGTCGCAAAGTCTGTTAAGTATGGTTGTGGTGGGCCTGATGTAGGAAAATCCATTTTAGCATATGGCTGAAACGTGAATACATTCATATAGGCTGCGTTCCGGGTAGCAGTATCCGACCGAAACTCTCCATCATCATCATACATAGCTGTTGTGCTCGTAGGTGTTAATACATCTCCTGTTGTGGGATCCCGACTTGATCCCGTTGTAGATTCCCGAGTCCCTCCTGCTGTAGAATTGCGAATCACTCCCGTTTTAGGATCCCGAATCACTCCTGGTTTAGAATCTGCTATATTTGTTCCCCTATATTGCATACCACTACCTGTTGGGCCGTATACATCTGGATATACACGTGCACATTTTTCTGCGTCCACAGCTTGTGGTCCGTATATAGAACGTTTACATGTTCCATTCGTCATGTGCTCTTCGATCGGACGAAATATCCACCCAAGCACAATAACAGCAGACACAAACGCTAAGTAGTAAATATATTTCATTCTCTCCTCTTTGTTCAATAAGGATGGATTTGAATACAATCGCCGTCGGCGTATTGGGTATTCTTTTCACATATGGAGTTTACTATGCCTGGAAATCAAGTCAACCTGTTGTTCATAAGACACTCGTAACGCCTTGGGGCGAGCAGGTCGGACGAACACGACCCATTCAGTCTAAAACGGGAGACGCATCTATGGCGACAGAGCGAACACGACGCAAGACAATTTTTACATCAAATCGTATGTATCCAGAGAAAGTTAGAGAATCGCGAACGGCAACCGGTTCTGTGACCGGTGCGGTTGAAACATTCTTCTTGTCTGGTATGTGCCCGCCTGTCTTGCTGGATCTCATTTTACAAGGCGATGGTGTTACGGATGAGAACTGTTTGGTCCTAGAAGGAAACAGAGATGGAACGGTATACGACGCAGGAGGAGTCAATACAACAGTCTGTAATATATAAGTAAGTATGGCGATACGAACGTCATGTGGAACCGCAAATATTAAGTTTCAGTTCCGGAGAGGAACAGCCTCACAGTGGACATCATCAAATCCAACACTTGCTCTTGGTGAACCTGGATTTGAAGTTGATACGAATGGACTTAAAGTTGGAGATGGTTCAACACCTTGGATTTTTGAAGGATACGCTGGTAATCCTGCTTTCGTTAGTGTAAAAGACTTTGGGGCAATTGGAGATGGATTGAGCAAACCACTATCAAACTACTTTGCCACTCTTTCTGCGGCACAGTCTTATTTCCCAGCAGCTACATCGTTATCCGATCAATTAGACTGGGCTGCGTTTAGCAAAGCGATTCAGTCAAATCGAACTATTTTTGTTCCAGCTGGAACCTATCAATTTGGAGCGAATAGTTTATTCATACAAGGTTCAAATATCAAAATACACGGAACCGGACAGACATCTCTGATCACGACATCTGTATTACCAAACAATAGTCTCTCAGGTATGATACAACTTGGCGATTGTAGCAATATTGTTTTTGAAGATGTAGGATTCTCAAGCACATCGGTATATGGAAGCCAAGTAGTTGATAACTTTTACGGGTTAGTATGGTCTTCAAATCGTAGTTTATTACAACTTATATTTCAACGATGTTATTTTACAGCACCTACTGCGAATACAAATGGTATTAAAATTATTAACGAAGATAGTCAAATCGCATATAATATAGAATGTATAGATTGTATCTTCCAAGATATTGGGCGTATGGGAGTTGAGTTTCAGAATCATAATGATGCAGCGCCTCTCGCAAGATACAGAGGATTCAAGTCGGACAGATGTCTATACAAAAATATAGGATTAATTGCGTATGGGATGGGTGTATCTTTATCCGGTATAGGTGAAAGTTGTGTTATTTCCAACAATACATTTGACAACTGTCGTATTGGACTTGAACTTGTAGGTCCAAATGATACAACTGTTATTTCAAACAAGTTTTTGAATTTTCCACTCGCAAATTCTAAATTTTACGATTATCCTTCAAACAGTGGACGTCCATTTAGTTTTACCGGAGGTCGCGTTATGAGTGGAACTCGTGTTATTGGGAACACAACTGAGACCCCGATTCCCGGATCAACTTATTTTTGGGGACAACGTGATACGATTTTATCAAATAATATACTAAATCATACTAGTCACACGTGGACTTCTACGAGGACGTATATTCCTGGCGATACAGTTCCTTTTTCTGGAACAATTTACATCTGCTTAGTAACAAATTCAAATAGGCAACCAAATATAAATCCATCTTTTTGGGCAATATCTAACTGGTCTTCTACAACAACATATCAGCAAAGCGATGGTGTCTTATATAACGGAGTATTATATCGCTCATCAATAAATAACAATCTAAATAACATACCTCCCGCGAATTGGAATACGACAATAATTCCTACATATATTGAGTTTCGTAATGTGCAAGCAATTCGTGCAACAAATGAGAAATACACAACCAATACTTCAAACGTTGTTACAGTCAGTGATGTGTGGACTGGTAGCACTGGTTCTTCAAGTGATAATCAGTTCATGAATTGTATTTTTGATAATACTGCAGCGCCATCAAACATATCTGTGTTCACATGTAATGCAAATACAAATACGACAAGTGATACAAATTTGATAGGATGTTCTCTCAATAAAGCGTCGGGCGGTGTCTTATATAATTCGTCAAGTTCTGGAACTGGATCTGCTCAACCTCCGGTGATATATTTAGCAAAACAGAATACGAATACAACCTTACGCGGCGATATGACATTCGGCAATACGATTCGGGTTGATGCCGTTTTCGGAGATGATACGATAGCTGGACTAACGGTATCTAATGGTTACACATATCCTTTCAGAACAATTAATGCTGCTATAAGTGCGTTGACTACTGGCAAAACAATGGTTGTTTTACCGGGAACATATACACTCACGAGTGGAATTACAGTGCCCGATAACACTTCTATTCGCGGAACAAGTTTACAAACATGTATTCTTCAAATGAATGTAACATCATCTACAACGATGATTACGATGGGCGCGAATACTCGCGTAGAAGACCTTACAATAAACCTTACATGTACTGGATCCACACCTAATGTAGTTCTCAAGGGAATAGTATTTCCGGATGTAGGAGGACAGAGTACATCGCAAACTGCTAAACTGCGAACATCTGTTGTGACTGTTCGAAATTCAACCATGTCTAAGACACTTACATCTACTGTTACTGGAGTGGAGTTTAGTGGAACTGGACCAGATGTATTGCCCAATTCAGCGTTCTCATTTAACAGCATAAAGGGTTCTACTATTAACGTGTATTCAAATGGGTTAGGAAAAAAACGAGGACTTCTTGTTTCTGGCACCAATCAGGTCAGTACACGCGACGTGAACGTTTATGTCGCCCAACCTACCGATACCGATACTGGTGCAACTGGGTCATATGTAGGTGTAGAAACTGACAGCAGCGGAAACGGGTCTATTCAGTTACGTTCTGCAACTGTTGGAACCGTTACGCCGACTTCTGGGCAAACGTATACTGCCTCGGATATCCTGCAAACCAGACCAAGTTCTTTGAGTGACCCAACATACTTAGCAAGTCCAGGTATTCAAATAGGTCCTGGAACTGATTTGGTTACCAAAACAGCAGGAAGTAAACCGTTCTCAACATTTAATTACCCTACGACTATATATTATGGACTCAAAGGCGATTTGAAAGATGGCGGCAGTACAGCGGCATACATGTGGCCAGGAACCCAAGCCGCTACAAATAATATATTTCCGGATCCGGATACTACAAACCCCGCTTTTTACAGAGTTCAACAACCCTTCATACTGTCCGGTATGATTGCTTATATGAGAACAGCTCCTGGAGTAGGACATACAACTACGATTACAGTCCGTAGAACACCATTCGGAGGTACAATCGCAGACGTCCCACTTTTTTCACTGGTGTTTAATGAGACGGATACATTCAAATCATATTATAACAGTTCTCAAACATTTGGAGCAAAAGACCTTATTCATGTATATGTAACATATACAGGGGGCAACGGCAATACCACACACGATATCATCGTTCAATTAGACTGCTTCTAATGTAGAGTGAACAAATACAGCGTCTGATTCAAATCAGCAACAATCGTATCGCGAATGTTCAGCAGATCCGTATCAGTCTTTTTCAACTTCTTCGTTAAATCAGTAGACAACCACACAATCGCTTCCTGAATCATCTTGGTCGCTTCCTTGTCGGAGTGATTACGCAGGTGAATAGATGATGTGCGACCACTCAACTTCGGGCGACCATACTTACCAATATATACCTCCACAAACTGGTCAATGTTGGTATCCAACTTCCCGACTAAATCATTCGTCGCGATGTGACGGGGATAGTTCAGCGTCTGCCAGTGATACAGCTTGACCTGGTCGCGCAGAGTCATCATGAGATGAACTATTTCAGCAGACATGTTTATTTCTTATATTGGGGTAAAGATTTGTCTATGGGGGATGGTTGCGATGAAAATAACCCCTGAATTACAGCTTCATTCGTTGGAGTTACACCTAACCATACAGCAGACATCGCGTCATACTTAGCCTGTAATTCGGGATTTGCAGGCTTCAAGTGTTGGAATCCAGTCCACCAGTCAGTATCATCTGACGTAGCAGGATACTTCGCAACGGGAGGATTGGAACACTTGGGATGCGATTGTTGTTCGAGTGCTTTTCCATACGAATTCCAATTTGCGTCCATTTGTTAGATTGTTCGTATAAAATAAGAATGGTAAAAGATCTGAAGAGTCCTGAGGATGTCAAAAAGACGATGAAATCCACAAAACCAGTTGCTATCTTTTTCTACATGACCACCTGTCCTCACTGTCAGGTGATGCATGGACCTTGGGAGGAACTTGCGAAGGATATGAAGGATATTGAGTTTGAGAAGGTAGAAAGCGAGCATGTGCCGAGTGAGCTAGGAATCATGGGATATCCTCATTTCATGCTGGTTCAGGATGGAAAGGAGAAGAAATCCGCAGGTGGTGAAATGACGAAGCAGGATTTGAAGGCAAAATTATTTAGCGGGGCCGGAAAACGTTCCAAGCGGAGCCGTTCCCGCCGGCTTACACGTCGCCGTGTCAAGGTTGCGCATCGCACCGCGCGCGTTCACGTATCCCTCCGAAAGTAACTTACCTCCTCGGGACGGAGGAGCGGATGATGTATCAGCCTCGTCATACCCCTTCGCTAGGAACGAGAGAAACCCATCCTGGTCATTTGGAACCTTCGCAGACTGAAGCGTGTGGAATGTGCGCATAGCCTGAGTCTGGTCGAACAAGTCACTCGTGTCCATGTGAATATCACGTGTCTGCTGGAACGCCTTGTATACTTGATTACGCACGTCCTTATCACTCAAAGGAGCCGCGTCCGGGCGATCTGGTCTATCAGTGATATCTGTCAGAATAACATTCATAAAAGGATTATCAGGCGTTGGCATAGTATACTGTTTGCTCGTCGGCTTCACATAATCCATATATGCTTCTAGCTTCTTCCCGTGAGGAAATAGATGATGTAATAGAATACTGGCTAACGCAACTACAGGAATCGCATATAAATACGATGTCTCTCCTGTGCTAGCAGTCAGCAACAGAGATGAATAAACACCAAAACGAACAACCGAATTGAGTGCCTCAGTAGTAGTCATTGTCTGTAGGGGAACAAACTGGGTCCATGTATCGGACCGAAATAATATACTCGGGTCGTCAAACCAAAACTTTTCGGTCATCTTATTCTAACGCTGAGTTTTTTCGCGTTGTTTTCTCTGTAGACGAGCGAGCATTCGCTGACGACGTGCCTCTGGATTATTCGACATCATAACCGCGGCAGATGTATCCCCACGACGACCTCCAAGCATTTCATTAAATACTCCCCCAAACATACTCTGTAGCTTTGCCTTGATTCCTTCTACATCCGACATGAGCTGTTGCTGGCTGAGATGTCCCGATTCAAGCTTATTTCGAAGAAGTTTCTGAACTGAATCAATCGCTTTCTTCATAACAGGATTCTCGGGATTCCGCACAAGCTCAATCAGTTCCATCGGATTCTCCAGAGACAGTCCGAGTGACTCAATATCAATCTCTTCCAGAATATCCGCAATCACCTTTGCACTACGTAGGTTTGTAGCATATTCAAACATCTCTTGCAGGTAATCTTCTGTCTTCTCATCCTCCAGAACACGCTGAACTTCATCATTCGTCTCACCGCTACTGCTCCATACAGACTTTACGGTATTCAGAATAGTGCCCAATTTCTTCTTGATATCTCCGTGAAAAAACGAATAAAACAAACACATGTGAAGATTCTTCCACAGAGTATCAGTTGGTTCAAGATCAGATAGGTTTACGCCAAATAGAATGCGCTCTGTCTGGAAAAAATCGGCATTCTTCTGTAGCAAGTTCAAAACTCCAGAATACATTGCTTCCATCTCACGAACATTTGCGTCGGCATCAGGCTCATGAAACTCGATTGCGGGATATTCCTTCCGAAGTTCGGTCAAACAGGATTGAAACGCTTCCATCTTATTCTTTGTTAATCAAATATCTTAAAACTCTTCGTTCATACTTATATCATACGAACGCAGAGTATTACCATATGTCTCTTCTAAATCTTCAATTTGTTTCTTTATTTGACTGAGAATACTCAACATGTATCTACAGTAATCTGGCATCCCAAGTTGATTCAATGGAGCTGGTTCTAAAATACAAGTTAACAAACTGACTAACTTATCGTATACTTCATACATTTGATTGGTGTTATCGAACTATATACTAACATAAAATTCATTTTTTAGATACGATTGCCACCACGAGTCCCCATCAGTTGCTTGTCAGAATCACTGAGACACACACACCCCTCATCGGTATTAAACGCAGACGGGCAGCATGATGGAGATACCTTAGGATCCGATAGGAACATTAGGCGAGGCTCCTGCGACGAACCAATTGGAGCAGAACCGGTGGGAACATTCTCATTCGGTAGCCACCCAGACGCACCGGGCTGGCTCAGGCTATCATATGGACCCATAGCTGTACCGCCCGAAGGGGCACCAACTTCCTTCTGCATAAAAGTCTCGCGCGCTTTCGGGGCCGTTGTCGTAGAATAACGGAGAAGGAGTCCTGCTACCAGAACACCGATAAATAAAGCTAACACCAGAGCAGTCTTGCGCATTTGTAATGAAGAAATGATTTTAATCTTTTTGATTGAGACCCCAAAAACGGATTTGAATCCAAAAATGAATTGACTATTACCTTACGCCACCATGGATTACGAGTCGCTGTCACTTGCTGAGTTGAAGCAGGTTGCGAAGAATCATACACCAAAGATCAAGCAGTATTATGTAAAGTCAAAGGCAGAGCTAATCAAGATTCTTACTATGACTGAGTTTCCTGAAGATATGAAGATTGAGAAGATGCGTATGGCGGATTTGCGCGACGAGGCTAAGAAGCGAGGTCATACAAACTTCTGGAAGATGCGTCGCAATCAACTGGTTGAACTACTATATACGGGCCCTGAGAAGAACGATGAGAATGATAACCATACAGAGGAACATAATCACCCAGAGGAAGGTGAAAGCGAGTAAATAAGGATACAAATATGAAAACACCTTCGCTAGAATTGGACGAAGGATATTTTGTTCAAAATAAGTTTGAAACTCCGCCGAGCTAAAAAATGCGACAGGGTCGGAAAGAGGGTGCTTTTTCATTCTTTTTTGTCTTGGATTGGATATAAACGGTAAGATGAAAACCTCACAGAGCACTCGTTTAGCACTTGTCCTGGGTGGTGTCGTTGTTCTAGCTTATCTGATTAGCACGTATTCCGCTAAGAAGGGTGTAGTTGGTGAGGGCCTGGAGGCGCCTGCGAGTGGTTCCACGGCTCCTCTGTCGGAGGCTGGCCCAACCGGTGTGTCTGCGCACAGCGCGGGCAGTAACGCTCAGCCTACGGAGTCCGTTCAGGGTCGCCACCCTGCGTCTGCGGGCACCTATACGGAGACTGCTCTCAGCGCGAGTGAACTACTGCCCAAGGGCCAGATCGGTGCTTCATGGGCTGCGGTGAACCCTTCTGCGTCTGGTGATATCAAGGGCCAGAACTTCCTGGATGCGGGTTACCACACCAACACCGCAATCGCGGGTGTCTCACAGACTAACCGTAATGCGTCTTGGGATGTGCGATCAGAGACGCCCAATCCTCAGGGAACCGTCGGTCCTTTCCTGAACACTACGATTGAAACTAACCCATTCAAGCGTGGCCTCGATGCGTAAAACAAAACCCTTTTTAGTGTAATATGCTCCCTGCTGCTGCTCTAGGTGCAGGAATTGTTTTAGCCTATATGTCGGGTCAAGGACCCAATAATCTGGTATCGGTAACATCACAAAGAACCCAGAAAGTTTATCAGGTTCAAAACTTACCTGATAAGCAGAATGCTTGTGAGATGATGGCCAACATTCATGAGAAACTTGAAAAACTTATCAATCGCTACAAGCAGGATCCCAATTCTGCTGCGGATCCACGTGTTCAGACGATGATCGAACGATTTCACCCCGAGAACATGTGCGAGAATAATATAGACGCAAACTCCACGTCCTATTCAGAAAATAAAGGAGAACGAATTGTTGTGTGTCTGCGTGATAAACAAAAGCCGTATCCTCTGGCGGATGAGAATACAGTTATGTTTGTAGTTCTACACGAGATGGCACATTTGATGACCACAACTATCGGACATACACCTGAGTTTTGGGCGAACTTCCGTCGTATCCTAAAGGATGCGATCGGTGTCGGAGTCTATCAAGAGGTCAATTATACACGTGAACCTGTAGAGTATTGCGGGATGAAAATCACAAGTTCCCCTCTATAAAGTATAGTTATGAGATAAGATGTTCCGAACAGAAGTTCAGGATGTTGTTAGCAAACAACGTTCATTCATATCGTTCTTTCCTGACGATACGATTGAGTCAGTGAGACAACAGATAGCTATAGCATCCGATTCCCATCCCGATAAGCTTTTTGTTTTGATAGGAATTCGTCGGCCTACTCGACACTATCAGGATGACCCACGCAACTGGGAATCCCTGTTTCGTCGCCTATCGTATGGTTCAACATCAATTCAAAGACATGTATTCTCTACTTATCAGACAGAATACAGAAGTCCCGCGACTGCGATTGAATATGCGGATTACAGCCTAGAAGAATGGATGGCTGTTCCAGATGGGATGAAATCTATATTTTCCCCAGAATCAGATTTCACAGAATACTATATATTTGGAACAGAAGAGATAAAGTCATATGTCTTGCCGTTTGCATACGATTCAGTTCTTACAAATAAAATTCCAGCTGCTGCTTATCCTATTCCCCAACGCACGAGTTTAGTATCTACTATGTATCCTTCTACAAGCGACATAAAAGGATTTATTTACAAGACATATGATGACTCCGCAGAGTTAGTTCAGAACGTCTATTTCCCATTTCTTCGCACAACGACACCTGATCGTTTATCTGACGAGTCCATTCAGTTGATTAGTAAGACATCTAAGAAACTAGAAGGAATGCTAAACTTAACTACTCCTGAACCAACAGCTCTGACGATTCTCCGCACAAGGTTCCATGTTCCATTTGTAGAAACAGAGTTTGGATCTGCGATTCGCACTCGATTTGAACAGATGTTCTTTGGACTGACCGTTTCAAAAGACATTCCCTACATAGGCTTCTTCACATCCAATACAGAAACGATGCGTCATAAGTTCTTTGTAGAAGATGAGAAGAGCAAACAGCCTTGGTTAGACACTAAACTGTGGAATGCTTGGTATACGAAGTCGCGTCCTGCGCGTAACCGTCCTACTCTGCTTTTGTATCGCGGAAAATCAGCACAAAACTTTGACCGAATCGCCATTACGTCTACGGATATGATTCTTTCTACATATCGATCTGAAGGAAATAAGGATACAATTGAGGAATTGAAGATGGATATGCAGGCATGGCTGTTATCTCTGGATTCTATTCTTCCATTCTTACATCCGAAGGACATTGTTCCATCGCGATGGGACCTACAAGATATGAGTCTGCTCGCAAAGTATAAGAAGAAGATTGAAGAGTTTGATCTGCGTCGCTTCAATTGTGTATCATTCCTATACGATATCTCCGATGCGAATACATCTACATTCCGCCTGCTACGCACAGACCACTCGGTTGATGGACTGAGTAGTTTAGAAGTCAAGGTTTTACAACTTCTTAAAGAGCGTCCTACGCTTTCCGTTCAGAATATTCGAGAGGAATTGGATGTTCCTACTGAAACTGCTCGCAAACTTCTGGCTGATATGGAGGTTCGTTCGAATGACGATCCTTCTATTTTGGAAAAGTCATTTCGCGGATTCCCAACTATGCAAGTTGGAGTTGATACAATACTGATTGCTTCCATTAATCGTATTGATATTCCAATTCAGTATGCGAATATTCTCCGTTATATCCTGTCGGAACCCAACGCATCCGCATTAGACGCGATTTGTCCCAAACGTATGGAACAAATTCAGATTGAAACTGCTATCGCACCCGTCCAAACCGTCGAAGTTGACCAGGCACTTGTAGATGAATATGCCGACCTATTTGGATACCTGGAAGAGGGTGAAGGTGAACCTCCAAAGGAGGTCGAAGAACCTGCTCAAATAGTAGAAGAACCCGAATCTCGTAAGATTCAGGCCCGTCAAGCACGTAATACTCTTTATAATTATTTCAATTCACGTCTACAATCATTTGACTCGGAAACATTTGACCCGAGTGATTCTGTTTATCCCAAAAAGTGCGAACAGAAACATCAACCTATCATTCTAAGCAACGACGACTTAGAACGTCTTTCAAC